CATATCAAGTATACAAATACTTAGCAGCTATAACTGGGATTGTCTAAAAGACGGAACAACGGTATATGTATGTTCAAACGCAATCAAACATTTCGCAACGTTATTAGATAGGATTTCAGTAAAGTTCATTCTTGTGTCAGGTGATTGTGATGAGTTAGTACCAAACGATTGTTTTAATAATGAAAAAGACTTCAAGAAGTTCATTGAGTCAGATAAGATTATTCATTGGTACGCTCAAAATTGTGTTGGGACACATCCAAAACTATCTGGAATTCCTATTGGTCTAGACTATCATACTGTCAAAACACAAGATCATCCTTGGAGTCCTATGATGACTCCTATTAAGCAGGAAAATCAGATTTTGTCTCTAAATAAGACCTCTTTTACTGAACGGATTATTGGTTGCTATTCTAATTTCCACTTCACGATACAAGGTCGTAAGTTTGGTAATGATCGTGTGGAAGCTATTCAAAATGTTCCCGAGGATCTAGTCTTTTATGAACCACAAACACTTCCTCGCATAGAGTCATGGACAAATCAAGTAAAGTATGCGTTTGTATTATCTCCACAGGGTGGAGGTCTTGATTGCCATCGTACATGGGAAGCTCTTTGCCTTGGGTGTATTCCCATAGTAAAAAGTTCTAAAATCAATTATTTATTTGATGATCTACCAGTTCTAATTGTTAACGAATGGAAAGATGTTACGAAAGATCTTCTTAAGAAGACAGTATCTGACTTTTCAACTAAAAATTTTGATTATTCAAAGATTACGTTGAAGTACTGGATGGATAAGATTAGATCGTAAGAATTGTTTTCTCTTTAGGATGTTCGGGCAAAGTTCCAGCCGCCCGATGAGTTTGAACCGTATTCCAGATCTCACGGAAACTTTCAAGATTAGTTGAGAGCCACTGCGGATCACGAGTAACTAGTTTAGCACGGTACTTGTCAAAGACCCAATATACAGTTGTCCACCACTCAGTTTCCAAAGTAGGCATCATTTCGCGACGCCACGTTGCGACATCACGCTTGTCTTCAATATCGCGATAAACAACTTTCCCACTTTCGTCAATCGCAAACCAAGATTTATACTGAGCGGTAGATTCTAGCCATTCAGTATATGTCACTTCCTGAAACTTCATTTCAACATAGTCACACTCGGTCATATCCGTACATTCCAGCTGAAGCTGCATTTGGTGATAGTATGGTGAAGGAATAGGTGTGTCATCAGAGAAGTCACGGGAGATGGGACACTTGAATTCTACCAGACGTCCATACCGAGGATCATCCTTAGTTTCTGAAAGAAGTATACCGTCAGGAGATGCGCCTAGAAATGAGTGGTCGCGATGAGGAATACATGTCGTATCTTCAATCCGAACACCTGGCTGGATATATGTCATGTAAATATGCTTGGCAATTGGTTCAAACCTTGTTCCCCACATCAGAGCTTTAGGTCCAAACCCTGACTGCTGTTGCTGTCTTGGTACCAGCTTGGACATAACAATCTCATGTTTCAAAGCAGGTGAAGCATCATGAACTGCCTTATAAATTTCCGACGCTGTTAGCATCTCGCCACGCTTAGTATGCCATGCATCGGTGCGCTGATCGTTCTGCCCATAAAGAAGCAAGATCTGTTCTACTTTATCTAGGTCCATTTAACTCTATAGGTTTAGGTTAACTAAACCCGTTTTCAGGGTACGTAAGAAGAGTAGTAAATGGAAATCCAAAGTCAGGAACAGTGGGTACTTTATCGCCTTGAGCGGTTTTATACACTAAAGAATACTGAACGTGTTAGCGATATTTTGTCCGGAAAGTCTAACCTGTCTCTTCGTCTAATTGATTGGTTTGTCACTAATTACGCAAAGAAGTACAACATTTCGTACATGACAAAGGCAAATAAGCACGTGATTGTTTACTTGTCGTACAAGTCACATCTAAAAGCGTACAGCAAAAAGATGTTTGATCCTTTTTGTCGTTGGAAGCGCATTAAGTTCCGGGATATGGATACGACAGTTGGCCAGCTCAATTTTTTTGAGTGGGCAATTTCCGATGAGGTTTTGGATTACCTTGAAAAGAACCGCGAAACAATTCATACAGATATGGAGACCCGGCTACATGAAGCCAAGGAAACTGATGGACCAAAGAAGAAGCGGCACGAACTTTCGCATTCAGCTACCAAATCTATGACCCGTCATGATGTGCGTGTAACTGTAAAGTTTGATTAACTTTCAATTAAGTAATGTACTCAATTCTAAAACCCAACTACGTCTACCGAGATACCTCGGAAGATATAGCTGATCACGACGATGATTATGATGCCGAAGAATGGCATTATAATGGTAGAGATGTATACCGTGGATCTCTGGATCGTCAGTACGAATGGAATGTATACTCTTTGTACGATGACAACTCAAAAAGGGTAGGTCTGGCCGAACATGATCCTGACCATCCCGAGATCTTTTTTGCGCTTTGGTTTGATTCAAACCCATTTTCTACCCTTTTTCAGGAAAAGTGGGAATGTAAAGATGCAACTTTATGGTCTATTTTGTCCAATGAAGCGTACCAGGATTGTTTAGAGACAGATTTTAAAAATGTGTTTGATAAGACTTTGAACACAAATATCCGACTTCTAACTCCTGAAATGATTATTAACATGCCAGAGATCCATGAATGCCCCAAGTGTGGAAAAAAGTCGCTTTTATCTCTCAGCGGTTGCCCGGAAATAAAAAGACCTTATGTTGATTCCGATTGCTCGGTACTTTTTGTTGATGAGTCTTTTATTATGTATACTGCGCCACCCGATTCACGTGTTTGGTCTAAGGTGCGCCCGCGCCCGCAGCCGGACGACGACGAGGCTGACGACCAGTTGGTACAGACGTCGGAGCCTGCTCAGTTACCTGTGACTGATCCTGAGCCTGAGACCCAGCACCATACTCCGAATCCTCATTCGGGGCAGTCTGATTCTCATCCTCTACAATCGTAGGGGGTGCAGCCGACTCGTCATCAAACATATCTGCAGCCGTACGGCGCATCTGAGGGAATACCTGAGCTGCCGTCAGACGCCACGTCACACCAAAGCCACCGCCAGCGATCACATAGATGCTGCCGCTGACTGCGAGATTCGCCTCAACACCCTTGGGGAAGATGGAGGTCAGAGACTCGGGCGTGACATACGTCACAGGGTTGCGCGAGGCATCCACGATCTCAGTTGAGACACGGTTGTCATAAACTGGGACCTTGACACGGAAGCTCGGAGGATACTTGCCATTCGGCACGTACTCACCATCAACCTTGTCAGTTGAGAAGCTCAGGATACGCTTGAAGCTATCACGAATCGCCTCCTCCGAACGCTTCTTGCCGAACCACTTGGTACTGTTCTCCACAGCAGCCTTGATAATGTGATTCTCCAGATCCGCCAGGAGATTGTACAGCTTACCAAGATCGTCGGTACCAGCCGAACGCTCCTTGCCATACGGATCAGCACCCTTGAGGGAACCGATCAGAGTGTACGTCTTCATACCATTATCGCCTTCACGCACCAGGCAACCGCCAGGGTAGCCTACGCGAGGCAGACGAATAAGCAGACTGTTACCATTGTAACGCATCGTGATTGACGGATTGCGACCTGCCTTAGCCTGACCTACCTGGAACGTTACGTTATTGACATCGATAGAGCTTGAGTGAATAGGGCCGTTCATCTTTCTTGTTGTTGTGATCTTATTAGGTTAGAAAGGTGTAAATCCGTTTTCGGGGAAACAAAACCAAATTTAGGTTTTACAGGAAAGGAAACGAGAACATTAAATAATGGTCCTGTGTTCATCTTGTAAGAACAAGACAAGTCCGGAACAGTGTCCATCCCAAGCTATGAAAGGGTTACTCTTCTGTGGCAAGCATGCTAAGACGAAAGTCAAACGGTTGTGGGCAGACGTAAATAATGGGAATCAAAAAGCCATTTTTATTCAAAAAATATGGAGAGGGTACTTTATTCGTCATAGATTGAAGTTGGCAGGTGAAGGTGTATTGAAGCGTTCAGATTGTCACAATACTGAAGAATTGGTGACATTAGATGATAAGACTAAAGTTAGTCCCTTGAATTATTTTTCATTCAGGGAAGCCGAAAAACTGTGGTGGTTTGATGTACGAAGTTTGTACCATATTTTGAAGCGTTCAACTAGACCAGAAAATCCGTATACTCGTCAACCGTTATCAATAGAAACTAGAAGACGATTACGTGATGTGTGCCGAATAAGAAAGAAGTTGGCGATAGAAAATTACCACGATGCTCCCAAACCTGAACATTTTGCAGAATTAGTGAATGAGAAATGGCTGACAGTGTGCCAAATCATTGAAGAGAATGGGTTTTTTGATATGAACCATTTATTGTTTTCATCGTTGAATAGGTCTCAGTTATACGTTCTAATGAATTTGATTCAGATGGATCTGGTAGCTTTTGCAACGGAACATTCTATAAGGTCCAAGCGTTACCAGTACATTCAGTGGATGAGAACTTGTTTATCTAACTTTGAAAAGAACAGAACAAACCGACTCCAGTGTTCTTGGGCTGTTTCTAAGGTACTTTTGTCAATTTTGTACGATTGTCAGGAAAACTACCCTGTGTGTTTCATAATTGTGAGCGCCCTGACTAGATTGTGATTTAAACAGGTAAGGACTACTAGTAGTATAACAACCGCGTTAGAAATGTCGTCCTCAAAGTCTGTCGTTAAGTCAAACACGATGCCCGCTGCCAAGAAGACCGCTGTACCCGCTGCTACCCCTGCCCCCGCCACTGCTGCTGCCCCCAAGGCTGCCAAGACCCCTGCCAAGAAGGCCGCCGCGAAGGCTGAGGTCACTGTACCCGTCGTAGATGCCGCTGCCGCTGCCGCTGCTGCCCCGGCGGTAGCTGCTGATGCTGCCGAGACCCGCTCCGCCGCGACGATCCTAGCGACTCTCCAGGAGAGCCTGAAGGCGCTCGGCACGGAGACGCAGACCCGTGTTCGTGCGCTGGTTGCG